CACGGAAAAGTTTGCCTTGGTTTTGTGAATGGGCTTTTGTTCAAAATATTGTTTTAAAGTTTGCCTGGATTTTGGTTCAACCTTTTTTTAAAAGGTTGGTGTTGAGCAATACAATATTGCTTTTCTTCATAATGCTATTATAATAAATAACATCACGTATACCCCCGTGTATACCATCCTTTGCGCCCGATGTTATATTTTCATACGTCATATAAGGCGCTATATTTGGCTTTGACCCCACCAATTCCCCATTTAAAAACACATCCATATTACCCCCATCGTAATTAATAACAATATTATTCCATTTTTGATATATAATATCTTTTGTTTCAAAAACTTCGACTAAATCGCCTTCTGTCGCATCAATACCATTAAGTTTTCCCGTCTGTGCCATAACACGCAAACTATTTAATTTGCCGTTATATTGGACATTCGGTTTATTGGCATAATTTAACAAAGAAGTATATTTGGTATACGCACTACTGGTGTTGGGTGGCTGTGGATTAATATAAATCCAGGCTGACAGCGAATAACGATATTTAAATGAGCCATTTTTTTTATCATTATTGTTATCCGCGTGTAGATTTTCAAAGTTACCTAAAGTCTTTTCCTCGTTCAAATAAATAGGCTCACTTAATAATTGTTTGCCATCGTGTGTGAGTATAGAATGAAATACAATGGGTACCACCACCCATAAAGCGATCAGAATAATTTCAAATATAAGTAACAGCCATATCGGTTTGGTCGTTATATTATATTGGGTTTTAACGTAGTTCACGACATCTACGAATAAGCAAGGAACAAACATTACAAAATTCCATAAGAACGAAGCGAATGAGGATGGGTCAGATTTGATTTTGTCAATATATGGTTTGCTTAAAATATAAATAATACCTAATGTAGATAGTATAATAAGAAGCAATAGTCCATGATGAAGTAAATATGTTAATATTGATAAATGTTTAAAGAGCCAAACTGTACCCAATGTTATAAATACAAACGCTATAAATGCGCCTATAGTTTTTATCGTTTTCATTACAAAACTCATTTCAGTAGGTTTTCTTTGTGATACATCCACTGGTCCAACTGGTATACTTTCTTTCAAAAAATAAAACAAAGCAACATATATAAAAGATACTAATAATACCAACACATTTGTAAATGCGGGATGATTATTTGTGACATTAAAAGGATTATACTTGTAAATTATTATAATAAAAATAATATATTGAAGTATTTCGAGTAGACCGAAATACCATGGACTAGAATAGAGCGTATTTTGTAAATTTATTGTTTCTACATTACCTTTTAATACCCGACCTTTATCTTTTAGTTTTGTAAAACCCGTAGCCATTTTATTTTTAAGATTAGATATATTTGTTTCAAAATAGGTGGACATGTTACTATTATATATATACGCTTTTGAAAAAAGCGTGGCAAAAACCCGCTTTTGAACCCGGTTTTGAAAAAAGCGTGACAAAACCGATTTAAACCCCCAATGTAAATTTCCCTTAAAAATCTAACATGGGTTTTGCCACGCTTTTTTCAAAAGCGGGGGTTATAAATTTTCAAAAGCGGTTTTTTTACCATGACAATCTCTACATAAAGCAACTAAATTGTCGACATGATTCGACCCACCATTATCCAATCTTATTTTATGGTCTACTTCAAACCAAGCCGGTAATTGGTTTTTACAAGCCCCACATTTCCATCCTTGTTCAGCCGCCACATATTTTTTCTTGGTTTCGCTGACGCAACGCTTTGTCTTGTTATTTCCAGAATTGCCATCTTGTCCGGAATTGCCGCCGGAATGTAGCACACGCATTTGTTGTGGTGTCATTTGATTTTGGTCGCCACCATAATAACTTCCTGATTTTGTCATGTTAAATAACGGGCTTAATAAATCACCAGCGTCTTTATCAATCGGCATATACTTGATAATACTATTGGCGTGAGTAAATAAACTTCTGGTATGGCCCGGGTATTTACGCATAAAAATATACGCAGAAAGTCCTACAAAACCAATCATAATCATCTGATAATATTTTTTCCACGATTTCATTAGTTGGACATATTTACCATCGTAATATGTATTTATGATAAAGAATGCAGTTAAACCAAATATGATTAGTTCAAACTTCATATATAGTATTATATTTTTTAAAATACTTATTTTTGCCCTATATTTTAAAATACTTATGTTGCCCATATTTTAAAATACTTATTTTGCCCATATTTTAAAATACTTATTTTTGCCCTATATTTTAAAATACTTATTTTTGCCCTAGATTTTTTTAAAATCTATTATAATGACATGACACAACAAATCCTTGAAGCCATCAACACTAAAAACATGATTTTTATATCAGCACAGCCCGATACAGTATATTTTCATTGGCAAGTAGAACTCTATTTATACCAATTTTCGAAACATGGAATTAAAGATCGTTGTTATGCTATATTTGGGTATACAGGAGATAAACCATCCGACTATATCGTCAATCTGGCTATAAAATACCCTACTATTCGTTGGTATAAAGACGAACGTATAACAAATGTAGACCATTATTATATTCCATCCATTCGACCGCATATTTTAAAGAAATTCTTTACCGAACATCCGGATTTAGGAAAAAACGTGTTTTATCACGATTCAGATATTTTTATAGTGAAACTACCTAAATTCGATCTACTTCTCCATGACGATACTATTGGATATCTGTCTGATACGGTTTCATATATAGGCCACGACTATATAATGTCATGTTGTAATAGATATAAAGAAAAATACCCTAGTTTAACCGTCGATGATCTCTTTATTAAAATGTGTGCTATTGTAGATATTAATCCATCGCTGGTCAAATCCAATGAGAACAATTCAGGTGGTGCCCAATATCTATTGAAGGGTATAGATGCGGCTTTCTGGTCAGATGTAGAAAATAGTACCGTAAAATTATACGACATGCTTAAAAAATATGAAAAACAGTACCCGGTGGATCACGACATTCAGTCGTGGACGTCAGATATGTGGGCTGTTTTATGGAACTATTGGAAAAGAGGAAATAAAACAAACGTTCATACAGAATTATACTTTTCATGGGCAACTGATTCATTACATGATTATTTCGACAGGAATATATTTCATTTAGCAGGTGTTACTAGTGAAACCGCAAGTGATAAATTTTATAAAGGCAAGTATACCAACGTAAATATTTTTGACGAGTATATTAAAAACCCTCTACTATTTAATCATGTATCTAAAACCAGTGCTACATTTGGATATACAACTGTGTTGAAAGACTATGTAGATAATAATCATTATATCAGGTCACCCACTATTGTTTTAGAAATAAAAGAAAAAAGAGATTCATTCAATTTGACAGCTGGAAAAGACTATGACGGATCTTATTCGAAACATGTTAGTAAAGTTTATTTTGGTAAACCTTTATGGACCTGTGGCGATACATATATTATATTCTACAATGCAACCAGCTGGATATTGACGAATGCGATTTACGAAACTGAAATTTCTGAAACATGCGGAGGACACGCATCTAACACGTCAGAAGAACCCTATGAAAATGGGTGGAATATAAGTTGTATAACTACTTTTTAGAAAAAAGTAGGACAAAAAACAGGACGGAAAAAGTAGGACAAAAAATAGGACAAAAAAATAGGACAAAATATAGGACAAAAAATAGGACAAAAAAATAGGACAAAAAAATAGGAAAAAAATAGGACAAAAAAAATAGGAAAAAAATAGGAAAAAAATAGGAAAAAAATAGTTAAATATTAACCGTAAAATGTTAGTCTATAATTATCACCAGCATTACTATATTCATGCCATTTTTCTATATTAAAATCAGACATTTTTCCAACATAATATTTAGCGACACCAGTTTTAGTAACCATTTTTGTATGAATGCCATCGACAATCATATACACTTGCTCTCCATCCATTAAATACTGTATAGATTGTACCTTTTTCTCTTCAGCAATCCAAGGTCCGTACATTATTCCTGTATCTACGTAATTATAAAATATAACTGTAGTATCGTTAAAATCGAATATTTGTAGATTATTATTTAAAACCATTTCTTTATATTTTTCAATATCTAACCTTGTATTACGAGTTTCCCCCAGCCCTCCTTTATCACTTATAACAAACATAAATTTATTAGCCGGCACAGTAAATGTCGGCGGATGATAATGAAAATAATGATTAATATAACTTTCATCATTCCAACATGGTTCGTATGGAATTAATTTATCTTGTTCCTGATTATTATATAATATATTACAAAAATCAATAACCCTATCTTTCTTTCCACCAAAAAAAGCACCATAATAATATGTTTGCTTTAAAAGAGTATCGTTTGGTATATATGCTCTTGATAATGGATTTCTATCATATGGTTTTTCCGATAGTTTTCCATTTGTCGTATCACAATTATTAAAATGCTCTCCTCCAACAACATCGCCTATAAACCATTCTTCTGTAAACTCTTTTGAAATATTTGTATCAGCATCAAAATAAAATAAATAGTCACACTCTTCATTGTCTAATGAAAGAATGTTTTTAAATTTTGAATTTGTTCCATCAACCCAATTTGAATGAGTTGTGTGTATATATGTAATATTAGTTATATTCGGAGCATATAATCGTGGATCTGTATCTGTAAATAAATAAAATTGTATAGTGCTTTTACCAATATAATAATGTATAAATTTTTTAATAAATCGTATACCTAATATGAAATAAGCATTTGTACAAACGATTACAATGCCTATTTTAAATGACATATTATATAAATATATTGTTTATTTATTATTTATACAACAACTCTATTTCATAACTCTGTCATATATTTTATCTAATGTTATTTTTGTCGCACCTTCTTGTCCGCCTACATGACCATATTGATAAAAAAGAGGATTTTTAAAACCATACACATTAAATTTATGTTGTATTCTTGCTACTGGTATATCATAATGAGTTGGATTTATTAACAACTCTTTAAATATACTTAATAATTCAGATAAATATATTTTACTAGTAACCACAAACGCGTGTGTGGATAACATGTCAGCTATTTTTACTAATTTTTCATCTATAATTGTCCATTTTCGACTGGGTGAATGTTGATAATAATTTATAACATCATTTGAGAAACATTCGGATAATCCTAAATATACACAATCTGCGTCTACTGGGGTTGAAATTATAGAACTAAAACTATCTGTTATATTAACATCATCTTCTAAAAATAAAAAGGGTTCAAAAATTTCTTGTTGGTCTAATTCTAATAAAATTTTATTAATGGTTAAAATGCCAGAATAAATATTATTTTCATGAATAATACAATCATACAATGTATAATCTAAACCCAATGAGTCTAATAAAGTATTCATATGATTTTTCCTATGTTCTGATCGATTATGTAACACAACCGTTTTTAACTTTTTTAAATCAAAATCTTTATACTTATCCATTGGTAATATATTATTGTATTTATTTAAATTGTTATTGTGTAAAAATAATGTATTATATTATCGATTTTAATTTAAGTATATGTTAATTAATTATACATATAATGATTACATGTGAAATTTTTGGCGGATTAGGCAATCAACTGTTTCAAATATTTGCAGTATTAGCATATAGTTTTAAATATAATATTCCATTTTATTTTGGAAATGATTCAATAATACGTATCGATTGGAGACGCAAAGTTTATTGGGAATCTAATTTACTGAAGAATTTATTAAATATAAATAATACATCATCCAACAATGATTTCATAAACTATTATAATGATCCTGTATTTCATTATACTGAAATTCCATTCTCAAGTACACCTATAAAATTATTCGGTTATTTTCAATCCTATAAATATTTTGTTGAACATAAAGAACAAATTTATCAATTAATAAATATTAAAGAAACTCAAAATATAATTAATGAAAAGTTTTCTAATATTTTAACTAATTATAAAAACATTACATCGCTACATTTTCGCATGGGAGATTATATAGAAAAACAAAATCATCACCCGATCATACCAGTTAAATATTACGAAAAGGCATTATATA